AAGATCGTGGACATCCCATCGCTGCCTTTGAAGCTATGGGAGTCAGCGAAGTATTCGTTGGCAGAAACGCCAAGCCGCAGCGTCTCCTTGGCGGCGTTGGTGCCCCACACCGTCACCCGATTGGCTGCGGTGTCCACCGTTGCGAACTTGTTGAGTCCAAGCAGATAGCCGGTCGCGGAGAGATCGCCGGTCAGTGTGCCGCCGGTCAGCGGAAGATAATCGCCAGTCGCACCACCGCCGCCTGCGACGACAGTCCACGCCGCATCCTGCCTCGCATACTGTTGACCATCGACTGGTGCATCGACGAACGAACCACCAGCCATCGCGATGCCGTCAACGTACTGCTTCGTCGCAGCCTCAAGCGGCTGCGTTGGATCGCGAGCGAGCCACACGCCCTCGCTGACAGTCAGGTTCGTCGCTTGGATTCCGGCCTGCGCTTGCAGCACCGTGCTAAGCGTGACCCAGCCAGCGGCAGACTCGATGTGAAATACCTTGCCGCCGCTTACGCCATCAGAGTCGAATTTCTCGATGTAGAAGTCGTAGTTGATGTTGTCGCCAAGCACGACGCGCCACTCCGGCACGCCGCCTCGCTTGGCTTCAATGATGTTGTTGGTCGTGGCGTCTGCGCGATCAAGCGTCAGAGTTGGTGACGCCGTCGCGATTGTGAGATCGCCGGTCAAGATGCCGCCAGCGAGCGGGAGATAAGCGCCGCCCTCGCCACCACCTCCGCCGCCAAGCGCTATCGCTTCATCGACGTACTTCTTGTTCGCGGCGTGATACTGGTCAGTCGGTTGCTGCGTCAGGATGATTGGCCTGAACGCGGTGACACCAGTGCTCTCAGCCCGCAGCAACTCGATGGCCTCTGCGCCGATGCTGATCTTGGTGTTTGTGCCCCAGAAGCCGGTGCTCTTCTCACCGAAGTGCATCGATGTGTTTGTCTGGTTGCCGCCCGGCATCAATATGATCTGGGAGTCCCAGTTCGTCATGATGATGTCGCCGGTCATCGTGCCGCCGGTTAGCGGAAGATACGCGCCGCCTTCACCACCGCCGCCACCAGCGATGGCAGCGATCTGCGCATCGACGTATTTCTTGTTGGTCGCCTGCAATTCGTTGATCGGGTCGGCGTACAGTGTGATGCCGCCGGTTGCGCGAACATCCAAGCCAGTCTGGTCGAAGGAATACTTCTCCACACCACCGAAGATCAGATACAGCGCATTCTCGCTGCCCTTGAGTCCAGTGGACGGATCAGCGCCGAAGTAAATCTCCGTGAACGACACATCGACGGTGGATCGTGGAAATCCGACGCTTCCCGTCATCGTGCCGCCAGCGAGCGGCAAATAGTCGCCGGTCACTTCGCCACCTCCGCCACCGTCTCCGGTGCCGATGGTCACCCACTTCTCGCCGTCCCATTCGTAGGGGCCGAAGATGTCGCCGACTACAGGAGAGTCTGGGAAATTCATTGCCATCATGCGTATCCTATTGTCCACCAGCCGGTGTTGCAGAGTTGCATGTATCGGAATCGATAGATGATGCTGTTGGTGCCTGTGACGACCGCGCCGCCATATGGTTCTTGAAACGCGCCGTAGATCGTGACGTCACCAGCCATCGCAAGTCGTCCATCTCGAACAGGCTGTCCGCCGTTGATGTTGCAGATGCCGCTCGCGAGATCGACGGTGATCGGTCGATGACCATTCCACGATCCCCACGCGTCCCACGCGTTGGTCAACATCAGGTAGAGCGTCGCACCATCGTTGCGCCAGAACGTGCCATACGCGCTGTAAGCGATGCGATAGGAGTCCGGGTTGGTGCTCTCAATCGCAGGGACGCGCACGTGGTGACTGGATTGAAAGTGAGCACCATTGAACGTGATGTAGATGCCGGTGTTTCCATAGTAGTAGGTGCCGCTGCTTCCGCTGCCCGCGAGCATCCACGCTGTCGCCTGCACTGTGCTTGCCGCGATAAGAGAGTCGGAAGTCCAGATCGTCCCGGCGTGAATTGTATTGTTGACGTACAGCGGAGCGCCGTTGATGACCAAGCTCGCGCCGTCGTAGCCGTAGTAGATGCCACCGTTCTTCGTGCACATGAAGTAGCCGGTGTAATTCAATCGGTCAGCGTAGATGTCCCCATTGCCATAGAGCGGACCGTTGATGGTCGCAGCGCCGTGGCTGGTGAAGCCGTTCGCCGTGATCGGACCAGTGACAGTCATTCCGCTTGCGGCTTCAAACGTGACGGTGCCCTGACCTGCTGTCGCGTTGCCGCCGTTGTAGACGACGCGCACATCGTAATCCGATGCAGTCGGTCCGCTCGAATGAAAGTCGAAGTAGACCGGCGTCGCGGCAGCGAGCGAGCCCCACTCGTTGAACGTCTCACTGAGCGACGTCGAGCCCATCGTGAGGCTTGGCACCGCGAGGTTGCCCGACATTGTGTCACCAGTCTTCGCGACGTAGCCGCTCAGATCAGGCGGTGTCGGCACGTTGGTGGCGATTGCCGTATCGACGTAGCTCTTGGTCGATGCATGCAGTGGCACCGTCGGATCGGCAGGCAACAGCAGCGGGCCGACCATCGTGTCGCCGAGCAGTTTCACATAGAGCGAGTCGGCTTCGTCTTGCGTGAAGCTATTGCCTGCGCTCGTGCGCATCCACTTCACGCCATCGAACGCGAAAGGTCCGTGGACTTCTCCAGCTATCGGCGCGTCTGGGAAGTTGTAGCCCATCTCACTTCCGCCCCTTCTTGCTCTCCAGCCTCTCCAGTCGAGCGATGATATCCTTCAGTGTGATCGAGATCGCCCGCATGTCAACGAAGTCGCCTTGCTCCGGCGGCGGCGGCGTGGTGAACGTGCCTGCGACTGGATCATAAATCTTGCCGCCCAAATCTGTCTGCGGGTCCGTGCCGGTGTAATCAGTTATTTCACCAAGCAGACCACCGGCAGGAAACAACATCAGCGGATCGAAGACCGCAGCGCCGACGATGTACGCGTTGTGAGCTTCCTGAAACATCGCGGTGAATTTCACCGTCTCCAGTTGGAAGTTCTCGACGTTGAACAGCGACGCCATGTTGATCGGATTGATCGTCGGCTCATCTGGCGGCTTTGCGTGAACGTACTTGTACCAGTCTTGATCGTCGCTGACGCGCTTCGCGAACATCGCGCCGTTCGGTGCCGCTTCGGGTATCTGGTCCGGCCTGTAAGTGACCCACTCACCGTGATCGATAATGTTCATGCGTAGCCCACCGTCCACCATCCAGTCGTCAGCACCTGCCAGTAGCGGTGCCGCTTGTACCAAGCGCCGCTTGGCTGATGCCCTGACATGCCCGTCACTATCGATCCGCCCCAAGGCTCGTATAGCGCCTGCGATGGAGGATAGTTCGCATCACCTGCGTGCACCATTCGCTCGTTCGAGATCGGAAAGCCGCCGAAGTCTCGCGTCGTCCAGAACCTGTAGGCGACGCCACCACCGAAGCTCCATCCGCCGTACCAGAAATTATGATCGCTGCCGAGACCGAAGTTGCACGCGAACGCGCCGGGCCGATGGAATGTGAGGCAGGCGTCGTGACCTCCGCCGCTCTGAATCTCAAGGGACCCGCCACCTCCGCCCTGCGTAAGCGAGCCCGGAGAGAGGTTCGGATAAAGCAAGCCAGACATCGAGCCGCCAGCAAGAGGAAGATAAGCGCCACCAGCGCCCGCTGCCCTCCCATCGACGTACTGCTTGCTCGCGGCTTCCATCGGAGATGTCGGATCGCGACCAAGCACCGCCGTGCCATTGAGCCAGATGTGCCCGGCATTATCGAACCTTGCATCGTTGCTGATCGGATTGCCTGCGCCATCCATGCTGCCGAACGCGAGATAGTTTCCGCTGTCCAAGAAGTAGCCCTTCGCCACGCCTCGACCGCCCGTCGATCCAATCGAGTGCACGCACACCGATGGCTGCGAGTAGATGCCGCCGCCCATCTGCGGGACGATGCGACCGCCCTCTGCCCTGATGCTCCCGGTGACGTGCGCTTCGCTCGCGACTGTGATGGCATCCGCTGTAACGCCGCCGCTGAACGAAGGACTGACCGTCGGCGCACGCGATGAGTCAATCGGGTGAACGTGATCGCCTCTCGTGTACTCGCTGGCGACGCCGGGCGTGCCGGGACCGTTCATCGCTGGCACAGCGCTCGATGGCGGAGCACCTGCGATGCGGTCCCACTTCACGCCATCAAAGATGAAGGGCGGAAATGCTTGGCCTGCTACTGGCGCATCGGGAAAGTTAAGCATAGCCGACCGTCCACCAGCTACTCGTGAGCGCCTGCAGATATCGATACCGCGCCCACACGTGGCCGACGTAAGCCTGCATCGCGCCCTGCCCGGTGATCACAGCGCCGCCCCAGTTCTCAGCCAGTGCCGAATACATGGTGTGCGTGTGATCGGTGCAGAACGCGAACCGCGTGTCAGTGACAGGAAGCCCGCCGAAGTCGCGCGTTGTCCAGAACCGATATGCAACGCCAGCGCCGAACGACCAGCCGCCCATCCAGAAATTCCAGTCGCTCGACATGCCGAAGTTGCAAGCGAAGTAACCGGCGCGATGAAACGTCATGTAGGCGTCGCAGTTGTTGCCGCGTATCTCAATCGATGGCGCGGGATTTCCCATCAGCGATCCCCACGTTGGATTCGCATAGAATTGTCCGCTCATCTGCGCACCGGACAACGGCATGTAGGCTCCGCTGATCGAGCGCGTGTCCACGTAGTTCTTCGTTGCGACATCGAGACCGCCAGTCGGATCGCGCGAGACCAGCATCGTCGTCGCGAGATACAGATTGCCGTAGATGTCGAGGTTCGCCGGATTGCTGACCGGCAGGCCATCGCCCCACATGTTCGCGACGGCGATGCGATTGTTGGTGTCGAGCATCAGCCCCATGACGTAGCCGCGATCCCACGAGTAGCAGCCGATTGACGGCTGTCCGCCTTCAGCGGATATCTGCGAGATGATGCTGCCGCCGTTGGCGTAGGTGTTCGCGTTGCTGCCGAAGTTGTTGGCCACGACGCTGTCGGCCCACATGCCGCCAGTGAAAGCCGGGTTCACTGTTGGCGCACGCGATCCATCAGTCGGATGTGCGTGGTCGCCTCTCTGGTAGAGCGTCAATGCGCCGGGCGTCGCAGCACCATCAACCAGCGGTGCACCGTTCGATGGCGACATCGTTGTAACGTCAGCGACGCCAACCCACTTGATGCCGTCCCACTGAAACGCAGGACTCCCGCTCGCCGGATATCTCTCGCCAATGATCGCTGCATCAGGGAAGCTGATCATCACACATATCCAATCGTGTACCAGCCGGTCGTGAACATCTGCAGGTAACGATAACGCACAGTCTGGTTTAGCGGCGTGAACAGCGAGACGCCTGTGCCACCTGTCACTGCAGCACCGCCATATGGCTCAACAGTCGGGACCGTCATCGGCGTGTAGTAGTCGCCAGCGTGCGGCATCCGCGCATTGCTCGCCGGGTATCCGCCAAAGTCGCGCGTCGTCCAGAAGCGATACGCCGTCCATCCGTGCGACCAGCCGCCGAACCACATGTTGGCGTCGCTTGAGAGTCCGAAGTTGCAGGCGAACGCTCCCATCCAATGGAATGAGATGAACGCATCAGACCCGGCGTCACCGCTCCTCACCTCCACCGTGCCAACGCCGCCTGCCGTGCCGACACCAGTCCACGCTTGTGCGCTGGTGAATTGCCCGGACATCGAGCCGCCCGTTGTCGGCAGATACGCGCCACCGTAGTTGCGAGCATCGGCGTACTGCTTCGTCGAGACGTCATTCCAGTTGATCGGGTCGCGACCGAGAACGATGGTGCCGCCGAGCCAGAAATTTCCACCGCCATCGAACCGCGCGACGTTGCTGTTCGGCACGCCGTTGCCGTCCATGCCGCCGAACGCGATGTTGTTGTTGGTGTCGAGAAACATTCCCATCGCCCAGCCGCGATGCGTCGAGTACAGGCAGACCGATGGCTGATCGTAAAGTCCCGGCATCTGCGAGACGATGCGACCGTTGCTCGTCGTGATCGAGCCCCTGATCGCCATCCACCCGGAGACATACAGCGAGTCGGTGTTCAGCGTGCCAGCGAATGACGGACTCACAGTCGGCGCACGCGTCGTGTCGGTCGGATGCTGATGATCTCCGCGCGAGTACGCTTCGAGCGCACCGGGAGAAGCAACGCCATCCATCAGCGGCAGCGCACCGGATGCAGCGACACCACCTCCGCCAGCCGCAGACGTCGTCCACTTCACACCGTCCCACGTGAAGGGACCGAACACCTCGTTGAGCGCTGGCGCGTCTGGGAAGTTGATCATCTCTTCTTCCTCGTCGTCGCCTTCTTCGCTGGTGCCGCTCCGACTTCGAGCACGGCGACGCGCTCACGCAGCGCCTTCACTTCCTGCAACAGCAGCGGCACGAACTTCGAGTAGTCCACGCCCCACCATTCCGGCGTCGGCGTGTCCTTCGTTGTCGCCGTGTTCGGCAGAATGTGCCTCACCGCTTCAGGATAGATCGGATCGACCTGTTGAGCGATCACGCCATACGATGGCTCGCCGGTTGCCTTCCATGTGTAGTGCCACACTTCGATCTGATCGATGATCGGCCCGGCATCGAACGCCGTCAGGTTCTCCTTCAGCGTGCCGTCAGATGCTGTGCTGTATGCGACGCTGCTTGCGTTCTGGCTGATCGCGCCCACGACTGTGTTTACGGAGTTGTTGAAGGTGATCGCGTTCGGACTTCCGTCATCCAGCACGCGCATCGAGAGTCCGTACTGCTGACCACCGCCAACGAAATTGAGATAGGCTGAGCACGAGTAGTTGCCTTGCGGAAGATCGGGCCGAACATTCAACAGGCCGTAGGAGGTAAGACCGCCAGCCGTGACGACGCCAGACGGACCGTGGAGCGTGATCGTGACAGGACCAAGCGATAGATCAGTCGTCGGCGCTCGAACTTGAAACGACGGATTGCCTGCATCGCCTTGATAGCCAACGCCACCGTTGACATAGAAACCAAGCGGACCACCGGCTGCGCCTTGCCATCTCAAAGCGCCGCCACCCGATGGCGCACTCGCTTCGTATGGCAGCGTGACACTTGTCGTTGATAGCGGACCAGTCATCACGTCGCCGGTCTTCATCACCGCGAGCGAGACATCACCTGCGGGACCTGCGGGACCTGCAGGACCTTCGGGACCAGCGGGACCAGCGCCACCTGCAGGACCCATCGGACCAACGCTCGATGCGCTCACCCATTGTCCACTCGTGCCGTCGCTGTAGTAAATATAAAGCTGACAGCCTGTAGCGTCCCACCAGAAGTCACCGTGTTCTGGAGTCGGTGGCGGCACATCGCCGATCTCTGTCGTGCCACCCGGACCAGCGACACCTTGCGGACCCGTCTCGCCTTGAATGCCCTGCGGGCCTGCCGGTCCGACCTCACCTTGAACGCCTTGCAAACCTTGCGGGCCTTGAGCGCCAGTCTCGCCTTGCTCACCTTGAGCACCAGCGGGACCGACCTCGCCCTGAACACCTTGAACACCTTGCAGACCTTGCTCGCCGGTCTCACCGATTGGACCTTGCGGACCTGTTGCGCCATCGACGCCGTCAGCACCCGCAGGACCTACTTCACCCTGAACACCCTGCACGCCTTGCGGGCCAGTCTCGCCGACAGGACCTTGCGGACCGACGTCGCCAGTGTCGCCCTTCGGACCAGCGAGACCAGTCTCGCCTTGCGGTCCTACATCTCCGGTGTCTCCCTTCTCGCCTTGAATGCCTTGCGGACCTTCGGCTCCTGTTGGTCCTGCCGGGCCTTGCGGTCCTGCAACTCCATCAACGCCGTCAGCACCGTCTGCGCCCGGTGCACCTGTTGGTCCGACTTCACCTTGCGGGCCTGTAAGTCCTTGAGGACCTGTCTCGCCTGCAGGACCAACAGGTCCAACGGGACCTTGCGCTCCGACTTCACCTGTTGGCCCTCTCCCTGACTCCACCCACTGAAGCGACGTTCCGTCATCCATGTAAACGAAGATGATGCCAGTCGTCGTGTCGAACCACATCGTGCCATCGACAGGATTGAGCGGCGGCGCGTCGTCGGTCCAGATCGCATAGTCACCACCGCCGCCCTCGCCGACGTGATCATCGACATACTGCTTCGTTGCAATGCCGAGAGGATCGACAGGATCGCGCTCGACCAATCCGAGACCAGTCGCGCGAGCGATCTTGATCGGCCTGCCAAGCGGCAAGCCGTCGTCGTCGTAGCGCTCGATGTAGAGATCGTCACCAGCGCCATCGAAGCCGACAGCCCATCGCCCTTCGAGATTGATCTTGTCCGGCATCGTCGCCGACACCTTGCCGTCGATCCAGTTGCCGACCATCACCGCGTGCGTGCTGACTCCGTCATGACGCAGCAAGCGCAACGTATCTTCGAAGCTGACCGACCACGTCACGATGCCGCCGACCTTGCCGACCAGCGATGCGTTAGTCGTGGTGTCGGATCGATCAAGCACAAGCTGCGGCGCGTTCTTCGTGAGCACGAGATCGCCGGTCATCGTATCGCCGCTCTTCATGACGAACAGCGCCGGGTTCACAACGTCGAGCGATGAGCCCCACACCTCGCCGTCCCACATGTATTGCGGCACGCCGGGAATCGCTGGCGTCGGATAGACTTCGCCAATGATCGGTGATGGTGGAAAGTTAAAGCCCATCGACTCTCGCCTCCAGTGCAGTGATGCGTTCGAGCGCAGCCTGCAAAGCCTTCGTCAGCATCGCAATGTCAGCCGCAGGATTTGCAACGGCCTGCACCCACGCTGTGCTGTCCCCATCATTGAAGCGCACGTAGAGCACGCCATTGCTTGAGCGCCACCAGAACGAACCATCCGGCGCATCGACCGGCGCACTGTCGGAGATCAGCGCGTAGGTCGGCGGACCATCCGCGCCTGCAGGTCCTTGCGGGCCTGCTGATCCATCTGCGCCTGCAGGACCTTGCGGTCCCGCTTCGCCCGCAGGTCCCGGTGCTCCATCAACTCCGTCAGCGCCCGGTGCGCCGTCAGCACCAGCCGGTCCAACTTCGCCCTGCGGTCCAGCAGGTCCCGCAACGCCTGCAGGTCCGGTCTCACCTACTTCACCCTGCGGGCCTTGCGCACCTGCCGGTCCCTGCGGGCCAGCCGGGCCTTCATCGCCTTGAGGGCCTGCAACTCCATCTGCACCGTCAGCACCCGGAGCGCCCGCAGGTCCGATCTCACCTTGAACACCTTGCGGCCCTTGTGGTCCCACTCCGCCATCTGCACCTGCAGGACCAGCCGGTCCCGCTGGACCTTGAGGACCTTGAGCGCCTGCTGCATTCGAGATCACCCACTGCGATGACGATCCATCATCTTCAACGTAGTAGACGAACATCTGACCGACGCGCGTGTCGAACCAGAGATCGCCATCGATCGGATTCGCTGGCGGCGTGTCCGATGTCGTGACGCTTGCGCCACCACCTCCACCACTACCAATCCTCGCATCGACGTATTGCTTCGTCGCCGCTTCCATGGCGGTGACAGGATCAGCGGGCAGCACCACCGGCACCGTCGCGCGGATGTAGTCTTCGTTGACCTCGAACTTGCTGACTCGCTTGATCGAGATGCCGATGGTCTCAGCACCTTCGACAGGCTCTGATCCGTACAAGCCGGAGCCGTACATCGCAGAGAACGTGTAGCCCGGTGACTGCGGCCTATCGCGCGGCAACTGCAACTGGTTCGAGAACTGATGCGGGCCGTTGGTCTGGAAGGTGGCGACCGGCCATCCATCCAAGAACACCATCAGCGCTTGCCAGTCCGGAATCTCATCGACCGCAGCGAAGCCGAAGCCGGTGTTCTTCCTCGCACCGAACGTCAGCGTCGGCGTGCTGTCATCCGGAATATTCTCCGGCAGATGCAGCTTGCCGGTGAGCGTGCCGCCCGTCAGCGGCAAGTAATCTCCAGTTACTTCACCGCCGCCAGTGTTCGATCCGATCTGCACCCACTGCGATGATGTGCCGTCGTTCAGTCGAACGAAGAGCGTGCACGTGCGCGTGTCGAACCACAGCGTGTTATCGCGCACGCCTTGCGGCGGAGAGTCCGACGAGATGACAGGCCACTGCGCTTCGACAATCCACGCAGCACTCGTGCCGTCGTCGTAGTAGATGAACATCGTGCCCGACGATGACTGCCACCACAGATCACCGTGCACAGCCGTCGTCGGCACTGTATCGGAGATCGTGACACGTGCACTGCCACCTCCACCGCCTTCGCCGTGGATGACCTCCTGCCACGTCGCGTTGATGCGCCCGTAGATTCTCCCGTCGATGGGTGCCTCTTGCACCTCACCGGGTTGACCCATCGCACCTTGCGGACCCTGCGGACCGATGTCGCCCTGCGGTCCAATCGGGCCAGCCGGGCCGGTCTCGCCTTGTTCGCCTTGCGATCCTGATTCGCCCTTCTCGCCCGGAACGCCTTGCGCACCTGTCGGACCCGGCTCGCCCTGTTCGCCTTGCTCACCCTGCGGACCGATTGCGCCGGGCATTCCCTGAATGCCTTGCGGTCCTCGATCACCAACTGGCCCTTGTGGGCCAGTCGGGCCTTCAGGACCCGGCACCGTTGACGCAGCGCCTTCAGGACCCGGAGGACCTTCAGGACCTTGCACACCTTGCGGCCCCTGCGATCCGGCCATGCCGGGCGGGCCTTGGATGCCTTGCGGACCGCGCGGACCTTCGAGCCCGTCCTCGCCATCGACGCCATCGCGACCGGGCGGACCCTGCGCACCATCGACGCCATCGACGCCGTCGGCACCTGCCGGACCCGCGACACCTTGCGGACCCGGTGCACCGTCAGCGCCGGGCGGTCCCTGTTGTCCCTGATCGCCCTTCGGCCCCTGCGGTCCGGGCACCGTGCTATCGGCACCAGCGACGCCCGCAGCGCCTTGAGGACCCTGCGGCCCTTGCGGTCCCTGCGCTCCCGTCTCTCCCGGTGAGCCATCGACACCAGCGACACCAGCCGGACCTTCGGGACCACGCGGACCGTTCGCGCCTTGCGGGCCGGGCGGTCCCATCGCTCCCGGTGCGCCATCAATTCCATTCGTGCCGTCGGCACCCGGCGCACCGTCGGCACCAGCCGGGCCTTGCGCACCAGCGACGCCTTGCTCGCCTTGCGGTCCCTGCACGCCATCGACGCCGGGCGGACCTTGCGGACCGGGCGGACCCATCGGGCCGACCTCGCCGCCGCCCTCGCCTGTGCCGGGCGGACCCTGCGGACCTACCGGGCCTTGCTCACCCTGCGGGCCTGCAGGACCCTGCACGCCCTGCACACCTTGCGGTCCACTCGGACCAGCGATGCCTTGCTCGCCTTGTGCACCTGCATCACCCTTCGGACCCGCAGGACCCGGCACGGTTGAAGGCGGACCGACCGGACCCTGCGGACCCTCTGCACCGGCAGGACCCGGCACACCTTGAATGCCTTGCTCACCTTGTGCGCCAGCGACACCTTGATCGCCCTTCGCTCCCGCAGGACCTTCGACGCCTTGCGGTCCTGCAGGACCGGGCACCGTCGATGCGTCGCCAGTGTCGCCCTTCTCTCCAGTCAGGCCTTGCGGCCCTGCAGGTCCTTGCTCGCCCTGCGGTCCCATCGGACCAGCGACACCTTGCGGGCCAACTGGACCGGGCACTGTCGAGTCTGCACCCGGCAAACCTTGCGGGCCTTGCTCACCTGCAGGACCTGTCGCGCCGGGCGGACCGGGCACTGTCGATGCTGCGCCGGGCGGACCTGCAGGACCTATCGGACCTTGCGGGCCTTCAGCGCCAGCGGGACCGGGCACTGTCGATGCAGGACCTTGCGGGCCTTGCGGACCCATCGGACCTTGAACACCTGCAGCGCCGGGCGGTCCCGGTACAGTTGAGTCTTCACCTTGCGGGCCGGGCTCTCCCGGCAAACCCTTCGGGCCAGTCGCGCCGGGAGGACCCGGCACTGTTGAGTCCGCGCCCTTCTCACCCTTCGGTCCCTGATAGCCGCGATCACCTTGCGGTCCGACAGGACCACGCGGGCCGGTCGCACCATCGAGACCGGGATCGCCCTTGTCGCCCTTCTCTCCCTTCGGACCTTGCGCACCCTGCGGGCCTTGCGGACCAATCGGGCCTTGCGGTCCTTGCTCTCCTCCGGGCGTGCCGCTGAGCACACCATCGATCAACGTCAGGGGGGAAGCGACGACGATGCGCTCAGCGGGTCCTCTCGCTGGGGAGGTGCGACCAACGAGAGTGTTCGGATCAGACTCGATGACGATGTCGTCGTTGTAGTTCGAGAAGATGCCTTCCTGAACTCGATCACCGTTCTCATCACGGTGCAGACGATTGATCAGCCAGACGCGCGGATCGGCAGGCGTCTCGTGGGGAAGCTGACTCGCATCCCCAACGAAGCCACGCATCTTTGCGCGTGAGTTGCCATCAGCCATTATCCGGTTCTTCCGGTATCACTGTTGCCGGTGGCACGAGTGGCACGCCGCTGAGTTGATACCACGTCGGCAGATGATGCACGCCCCACAACGCTGGAGTCGCAACCTCTGCTTCAGGATACGGTGGATTGACCGGATGCTGGCGATCCTTGCCTTCGTCGATTGGCCCTCGATACATTCCTCACCACTCCTCATCCTGTTCTTCGATTGGAGCGTATCGATTATCATCGAACGGCACGAACGCGCATCTGCAATTCGGGTGACTCGGTATCAAGCCTTGCGCAGTGTCGATGTCGTATGGTCCCTCTTCAGCGATATCGTTGCAGTCGTCGCACACCTTGTCGTCGCCTGATGTGAGTACGTTGACCAGAAACGGTTCGCCCCAGATGCCCTTCTTCCGCTTCGCTGCCTTCTTCTTCTTCGCTGGCTTCTTCTTCGCGTCGTGCATGTGAGGCACTGGCATCCATTCCGGATTGACGCCGACCTGCTTGACGCCCTGATCCTTGTAGGCAACGAGCTTGCCCGCGTTCACCGCGCGGACCACTGCGGTGTTCACCAGCATGTTGAGCCGCAGCTTCGTGACCTTCTCCAGCACGATGCGCAGATCGCGCATCAGGATATCCGGTGACGTCTTGCGCTCCACGGCATCGCTCACGTGGCGCAACGTGCGTCGGATCGTTTCGTTCGCGATGCCCGTAACCTCGCTCATTACAGCGAATCCGTGCACGGCGTTGACGTCGTCGAGATCGAGGTGATCAAGCTCAGTGCGCAATTCCTGCGCCGCCTGTTCAACGCCCTTCTGCACAGCACGCTCGATCAGACTGCCGAGCCAGTCCGGCGGATTGAGCAACGCGCTATCGACCGTCGCCTGTATCACCGACTCCGTGCGCTGCAGCCGATGCGACGATGCCTCGCCCCAGTTGATCAGCGACATCATCGGTTCACGCTCTCGAAGCCCTGCGATGTCGCTGTCCACGATAGCCTGACGCATGCCGCGATGAAGCTCGAACACCTTGCGCGTGACCTTGCCTCGTCCTTCGCTGCGCAGGCTCAAGCTGCGTGTGGGATCGCGCGATCCTGTCATTGCTCTGCCGCCACCCACTGCGACGAATTCCCGTCGAAGTATTTCACGTAGAGACGCTTCGCAGCACTGGGACCTTCGGCGGAATTCCACCAGATCGATCCATCGGCAACGCCCTCCGGTGCGGTCTCTCCCGTGTAGGCACCACCGCCAGAGAACACGACGCTGGTCGATGGCGTGATCGATATCATGACTGAGACGTCAGCCGCCTGATCGGTTGCGTTGGCCTTCGATCCCGCTCTCACCTTGAGCCAGCCCAGCGCCTGCGTCCACACCTGCGCTACGTGGATCGATGTGCCGCGCCTCGCCGTGATCGTGATCTGCTGACCTTCGTCATTGACCAGATCGAAGTAGTTCACACCATCGACCGAAGTTTGAAACGTCATCACTGGCGTTGCGTGTTCGGTGTAGTCGTCGGGAATGGTGATGCGCACGACGCGACCGCCGGAGCAATCGACGCCTTCGGACAAGCTCTCACCGGCTGCGATGTTGGCTGAAAGGTTGGCGAGCATCACTTGTTCTCCCACTTGCTTTCGACGGAGTCATAGACCCACTCACCCGTGCGATAGATGCCGTCCTTCTCATCCTGATACTTCTGGATGCGAAGCTGCATGTCCTTGTAGTCCTCGAACTCCCAGTAGCCGGGACCGAACTGGCTGTAGTCCGGCGGATCAGGATCGTCGATCCACGGCGCGAAGTTCGGCTCGCTGCGAATGCGGCTCATAGCTTGATGCCCTTCTTCTTCGCGAGATTGATCAGGCTCTTCTCGTAATCGGAGTCACGCTCCTTCGGCATCACGCCCATTTGCTCCCACAAATCTTTCTCAGGCCACCACCATGTCGCCTGCGCA